AGGTAGACGGTGTTCTGCTTGTCATGTGGGATGAAGAGAACGAAGACAAGATGACCAATTTGGTTACAAAGGCTTTTGATGCTGGCGTTCTTATTAAAGAGTTGTCCAATGGACTAACCCCCATTGCACTCCAAGACAGCAAGCCCACATTTAGTGAACAAGAGTTTGAGTCCATGCCTTCAGCCATTCAAAAACGAAATGAAGTGCCTGTTATTACAGCGCAAGTAGAAGATGACGTGCAAGTACCAGAGCGTCTACAGATAGTGGCTCCAGATGGAGACTGCATGATTACTGTGGTTATGCCTAATGGCACTGTTATCAGCACCCCTGCAACTATGGAAGAAGTGCGAGTCCTTTTAGGACTTAGTGGAGGCAGTTAACTGCCAGTGCCACTTCTTGTGCATATCATCACGCTCTGCCAAGAAGTTAGCAATACCCTGTTCGTTGGCTTTGTTAGCCGACGCAAAAGCCTTGCCAATTGTCTTGAGAACCCCCTCATTGACCTTTAGCAGGGCTTTTGCCATTGCTTTGGGGTTAGGTGCCACTTCTACGCTTTCAACCGTTCTGAGGTCAATGAACTTGCTTAGAGTGAACGGTGCGTACTCATCTAGTTTGCGAAGGTCTTCAGCGATGGTGTCAATGCTGGAATATACATCCTCGTAGATGTCCGCAAACAATGAGTGGTACTGACTGAAGTCAGGACCTTCTACGTTCCAGTGGTACCCATGAGCAACAAAGTACATGGTTACAGCATCTGCTAGAAGTGTTTTAAGGTCGTTAGTTAGTGCGCTCACCACTTCACCTTATTTGCCCAATAAGCGGCGCTCATCTTGCCTTTGGCAATGTTCTTTGCATGACGAGCCTTAAAGGAATCGTTGCGAGCCGAATTGTCTGGAGAACCTTGTACACCCTGTTGACCAAAACGGATAGTCTTAATCTTGTCGCCTTCTTTAGCAACAACAATGTGTGATTTAGTTGGGTGGTCAGGTGTTGCTTTTGGTTTGTTGAAACCCGATACACCTGCACGTTCAAGTCGTGGGTCTTTTTTACTAGCCATTACTTTTTGCCTTTTTTGGACACAGCCATGTTGTCCACTAGATTTGGGTAAGGTCGCCCTGCTTTTTTAGCACGAGCCTTTGCTTCTGACTTTTGGTCAGGAGTCAACTTCTTGTCTTTTTTAGAAGGGTCTGGCTTATCCCAGACTTCTTTTTTCTTTGCTACCATTCCCCCAGTATAGCCTTGCAGACGGTCTCAGATTGGGTGTAGGCTACAGACCCACTCAAAGGAGCAACTATGGCAGACGGCCCATTTCTTCAATACCCCAAATGGCTTCGGGAGTATCTGAGAGGCGATGCAACCACTACGGATGTCCTATTGGAAATGCTTTGCTACATGAACGGAAAAACCCAGGAATTGTGGACAACTTATGACCACTTGGCAGAGCAAACTGGATACCACAGGACAACCATAATCAGGTCAATAAACAAGTTAGTAGACCTAGGTGTCATAACAAAACGAACGTCTACAAAGAACGGTAGAAGTCTTCCAAACCAGTATTGGGTGAACTTTAATAACCCCAATTACGTAGGGGTAGCAGGGGCGCTACCCTCCCCATTAGGGGTAGCAGGGGCGCTACCCAGTAGTAGCACGTGTGCTACCCCCGAGGGTAGCGGGGGTGCTACCCAAATAAGAATAAGAAACAAGAATAAACAAACTAGAAAGGGAAAAATAGACCCAAGGTTGACATCATGACATCACGACATCAAGATGACTGGGGCGTGGCTTTTGGCTCAGACAAAGATTCTTACAAACCGCCAGTACCTAAAA